ACTTCAACTTTCAAATCTTTCTCAGCGAACCCTGCAACAGCAAATTCAATGACACCTAAGTCATCCTTTTCTTTTATGTTGTATGGTGGATAAGTTGATACTCTTTTGAAACCGTCAAAAAAGTCATTGTGGAAACCAAGAAAATGGTTTCGAATAATATCTAGCTCGTTCATAATTACCTCCTATTAAGCAAGATTGTAGGACCCATTACGGCATCCTGTATGTATTATATAAGAGTTTCCAGGTATAAGTCAAGTTTTTTCATGAAGGAGTCGCCTGCGCGGTTGAACTTTTCGCCCATCAATTCAAATCGCTGGAATGTAAGGTCACGAGAGCACATAAGAATGACACCCTGGTCTATGTCCGTACCAAACAGCTTGTTATGGGCCATGGCGTACGCCGATAGCTGCATGAGGTAGTCCTGTATCCATTCACGCTTCTTTGGCCTATTCGTCTGCTTAAAATCAATGATTGTTGGCCGTCCCTTATAGAGACCGATCATGTCGGTAGTTCCTGCGTATTTTCCTGGATAATAAAGGTGAACCTCGGATCCCCACACTTCGGTGATGTCGGAGAAGGCTTCCTCAATGATCTTTTTTGCCATTTCCTCGGCCTTTTTGCCAATTTTGGTGATATCCTTGTAGGCATGTTTGTTCGTATAATGTTCTATATATAGGTGGAGCGCGGTTCCAATCCTGGAGGAATCACGGATGATTTGCTCTGCTTTTTTCTCGCCAATTTTTTCACGCCATTTTTTCAGGAATGATTTGTCCTTTGTCTTGTTCAGCACGGACGTGACGGACGGTAGGCTTTCACCATCCGGTGTAAGGTATAGCCTTACATCCCCGTCTTCCCGTTTAAGATCTGCGTAATTATATTTCTTTATTAATTCCACGTGGCATTATAGCATAAGTGAAACGATTCCGCCAGTGTTAAGATGAAGTCCAGGACCCCAGTCTCCTCGATCCGGAGCAGTATAATCCTTAGGAGATTGTTTTTTTTGTCCTGCTGTATAATCCCGTGCCCTACTAATAGGAGCCGTAGGACCCCTCATCTGATTGAGGAAGCCTTGTCCGACTCTGTTGGTGTCAGGCGTCCAGTTCATAATTGCTTTAAGATTTTCCCAGCCCTCCTTGTTTACGTCGACATTGGATCTGAAGCCAGGAAAGAATAGATTATCCGAATAAAGCATGGCTGGATGGCCCGTCGCCCCCGACCATCTCTTCATGATATTTTCTGGATAAGGGAGATCATATTCTATCGCCTCCCTTCCTCTCTGATCGGGCATCATAGCCATGTGTATTCCTTCATGGCCTGCAGATCTATTTAACTTTCTTCGATTTATATTACCTCTCCTGTCCTGCACATCCTCATAATCAAAACCTATTAGATCAAGCCAAGGCTTATAATGAGCCAGACTTTTCGGATCCGTATACTTTTCAAACAGTTTTCCTTCCTCTAAATTTTTTCTAAGGCCCCAGATTCCAGCCTCAGGATAATATTTAGTGGGAAAAAACCCCGTGGAACTTCCCCTCCTAAGCTCAGGATTTCCTTGACTTGCGTAATAATCCAGTATGTTAACGTTTTCATGAACAGGAACTGTTCTTTGGTAAGGGAGCGGACCGGTTTTATCCCAGAGGTCAGCGTTTTCCTTACCAAAAATCGACATATTATCACCCTTAGGGTCTACCCTGTTCAGGTAGTCCATCAATTCTGATTCGTTCATGTTAGTAATGGTTGACTTGTTAGCGTCCGCCGGGGAAACATAATCCATCGTTTCATATTTGGTAGTGTAATCAGGAGAGTATGGATCACCAATGTCCCACGTTGAAGAATCCATGAGATCCGCATCACTATCCAGAAGATAGGAGGGAATCGCCCCGAAGTCCTTTACGTTTGTTCCTTCTAAATCTTTAATTATTTGTGGAAGATCTATCTCCGCCGGATCCCAGAAATTTTGAAGTACATGTTCCTGGGCGTCTTCCTGGTTCCAAAAAATATCACCATCCGGGGTTCGGTAGTAGTCTAGATCCCCTCCTCCCTCTTTTTCACCTTCAAATACATCATGCTTAATGCCCTGCATTGTCCATTGAGGAAAAGATCGGTCTGCATATTCTTCCCAAGGCTTATCATACCATCTAGCATACCTAGACTTTTGTTCTTCTGTTGCCATATCTTATCCTGCGTTCTGCATTTGTTCTGCCATCTCTATCGCGCGCGTAGGAGTCTGTTTAGCCCAACGCGAGTCGAGCATCTGGACGTGAGCCTCGAAATAATTTGGTGGGTCCTCTTTGAGGGCCTTCCACATCTTGCGGAACTTCTGGACACCGGCGCTTCCAAGCTGAAAAATCATTTCAATTATCAGGAATTTTGCACCGTCTGAAATCTTCAAGTCCTTGCACATTCCTTCCCCCTGGTTGATGGCGTACTGCAAATCCTTCTCCAGAATATCTTCCAAATATTTCTTGTCATATTTTTTTCCGTCCTTCCAGTGGTCCTCCACGCAGAGATGACCGTAGCCCACGGTGCGTTTCGAAAGTGAGTCCAAGTACACGTGGTCCTTGAACCCTTCGTGCTTCTTGACTGATTCTATGAGCTTATCATAATCCATAAGTATAGCCTTCCCTTCCTTCGGGAGTATAGGTATAATCTCGTGGGGCTACTGTTGGTGTCTTTTTAACTTGATTTTCTAGGGGAATGGTGAGGTTAATATTTCGTCCTTTTCCTTCTGATTGCCGATGGCCCATGTAATTTCCAAACATTTCAATGACATCACCAGGTTGATTTCTTCCTCTCACGAGGTTATATAATCCCTTAGCCATCATGGAAGTGTTGACATCCGTTCCCTCCTTTCCTCTCCATCCCTTTGTAGTGTATTCAGGGTTCCAGTCATAACGATCGGTGATGGTAACGCTTCTGGGGGCGGTATGGTGACGAGGACCGATTTCATAATTGTAAGTCCCTAGAGTATTATAAAGAGTGTTGGGGTCTCCAACTCTTGACATCTGCGCTGTAGTATCTGGTTTATAATCAATTCCCAATCGTTCATAATCCTTATTCCAATCTGGATTATAGGACCCCGTTTCTGACATCCAGTATGGCCAGGCAACATCATAATAAGGTTCAAATGAGCTCATCATACCTCTTGTCTCACCAGTGTCCTGATATTTTGCTAGTACACTTTCTTTCATCTGATTGATCATCTCATCTGTAAAATATTCCTCACCAATGGGTTTTTCATTCATCCACGGAAGCATAGATTCCAGATACAACCTGTATTCAGGGGAAAGTGAATTGAAAATACTCATCCCATTATCCCCACGTAGGCGGCCCGCAGAATCAATGCCATCACGCCGAACGATACCGTCCACACGATCCTGAAGATCGTGTCAACCTTTCCTGAGAGGTGTGAGATGTGGTTGTCCAGCTTGTTGTCCAGCTTCTGGTTGATAAGCTTCAGCTGCCCCTCGATCTTGATGATGTCCTCACGGTTCTGTAACATTTTTTCGTCTGCCATTATACCAATCTCATTAGCCCCCCACGTGCAGCGAAATAATCATCATCAAAATATCCATAATCATCACTACCAATAGGAACTCCAAATTCATCAAATTGTAGATCTAATGGTATTGTTTCTAACTCCTCGTAATTGCTCCCGTATCTGTTACCAATACTACTAAGTGGATATTTTTCTCCAGGGTCGCCTGCTACTTGATATTCATTTCCACGATTTGCCCAGATCTCAGGAGGTATATTGTAAACATTTGATGGTTCAACTCTCCATCTACCCACATCCTTATACTGACCTCGGGGTTGGTCCCTTCTCGATATATTAAGGCTCCAAGGCCACTTATTTTGTTTTTCTCTCATCAGATTAAAAATACCACTTTCCGCACGTCGCGCAAGGGGCTCATTAGCCCTTACTTGAAATTTATTATATTCTCCCTGAGCTTTATTGGCTTGTTCTAAACGATCAAATGCACTATTCCAGTCATAATTCGGACGCTGTGCTACTTCTCCTAAAGCACCCTCGATTCGTTGGGTATTACTTGGAGGTATAGGGTTTAATGGACGCCCACTCAAACTGCCAATACCGGCTTGATACATGCCTTGAGCTGCTTCTAATCTATCTAATCCATGTGCCATATTAACTCACCAAGGAAATGATGCCTCCTTTTGCTGCCATACGAGGCATTTGTTGAACAGGAGCGTTTGGATTTCCGAATGCTCCCCCAGCATACTGGTTGGCTAACGCCATATCAGTGTTGCCAGTATAAAGAGCCGCTGCCGCTGCAGGATTCAATGTCTGGTTCCCCGTGATAGAAGAGCCTACGACAGGCGAACCTGCCGTAGACGTTGGCGAGGTAGGAGCCTCATTGGCTCCAACAACCGTGGGCGGTATGGATTGCTCACGGAACTGGTTAAACTCTCTTTGCTTTTGAACTTCCTGAATTTTTTCCTGCATTTTCTTAAATTGATCTTGGTTTCCTGTTGGCGCACCACCTTCAACTTGTGATTTAAGATTTTGAATATCAGTATTTCTTAATTGCTCCGCCTCTATGCTGGCAAGTGTCCTGTCAAGATCATCAAGATCCTGCTTGAAGTTCAAGCCAATTGTTTCTAGTGCCCTTGCTGCCGCAATTGAATTCTTGGGATTAGAGGGGTCCATTAAGTATTTAAAAGCTTTCATGTTCACTGGATTGGTTAAAACTTTACCAACCTGTCTTGCGATTACAGCAAATAAAACCGTGTTAAAAAGAGTAGATCCAAGCATAGCACCGGCACCAGCACCAGCCACTCCGGATTTTGCACCAGGTCTAAATGCTCCTAAAGCTCCCCGTAATCCTGAGATCTGTGCTCTTCTTGCTATGAATGTGCTAATGTCAGGTACGCCACCCGCGAAAGCTTTCTCCAGAACTTGTGTAAATTCAAGATATTCTTTTGTGCTAGGCATACGAGCCACGACACTAGATTTTCTACTTCCATTCGCTAAGATTCTAACGGTCTCTGCGCTCGCTCCGGCGTCAAGAAGTTCCGCAGAACCTGTTGTCGCCCACTTGGGAACATTGCTCAGAGGCTTATAGCTTTTGGATGCCAATTTAAATGCTTGATCCAGTGTATCAAATTGTAAGGAACCTGGTTCTAGTATTCCCATTTTTTTTCTGAAATCCATAACATCAACGAACGATCCCTCAACATTCTTAGGCGTGAAGGAACGTGGATCGTCAACACCACGTATGAATCCCCTGAAAAGGGAATCAATTTCTGACTGTCCCTTGAATGGTCTTAATGCTCCCTTGTAAGCGTTATCTACATGTCGTCTTAAAGCTGCACGGAAAATATCCGGTCCAACTAGGGCATGGAAATTTTTCATTGCTTCCGGGGAGCTCATGAACTTAGCTGTATCAAGCAATTGATCCGCGTATTTTGGTCCATCCTTAAGCATCTTGACACGGTAGCCATACATGTCCATTCCCTTGATTCCAAGTGCCTTTGCAACTGGAGTGTCAAATAAAAGTTTTCCGTTCATGTACGCCTGATCAAACGCTTCCTTCGCGGCAAGAACTCCAGCGCTCTTAGGAGAAGTAGCCATTGTTCTTTCCAAGGACTGCTTCAAGTCCATTATAAACTGCATAGACCAGCTGTCATCTCCTGTCTTCTTCAGCAAATCAGGAAGTTCCTTATTCAAAATTTCTTTTACCCTTGAATAGCTGATTGCGTCATCCTGCATCAAGAAATTCTTTTCAATGTAGTCTTTTACTGGCATTGATTTAGGCGTTGGTAAAATTTTTCCATCTAGTCCAACTCCTAGTTTTCCCTCCAATGATAGAATATAATTCTTAGCCACTGCCTTAGCATCCAGTTGTCCTCCACCAATGACAACGAGGTCACCATATGAATCTGCCATCTTTGTCCAATCGTCCATCAGTTTTGTTAAATGTTCGTTGTATTTTGATGCACGCAAAAATGCTGCAGGCTTAGTAATCTCTGATAATTTAGCGTAGGTCATGTAAGGACCCATTGCATCGTTCATGTTCTGCATAATAAGATTTAGTTTATGTGCCTTGACACGTAGGTTTCCTGTAATTCCACCTGAAATAATTGGGAATTTTCCAAGAACTTGCTTGACCGCTCTTACACCACCAAACCTTGAGATATCAGCAATGCCTAGTATTGCATCTCCTTCTTCCGTGATGGTAAATTTACCCAGTCCTGGATATTCATACTTACCTGGCTGAATAAATTTCTTGCTGAGATCCGCTGAAAGTTCTGCCATTCGCATTGCATTCTTTCCGGCTCCCAATGAAGCGCGTGTTAAATTTCTAACTAATTGTACTCCTGGTATGAAGGCGCCAGCTCCAAGTGTAATCTTGGCATCAAGCTCACCCATATTCATTGCCTGTGCAACTCTTTCCTTTTGTCCTGGCCTATTAATTCCTTCCTGTCCGAAGACCCCTGCTTGATTCATAATGTCAAGCGCTGTCTCGTAGCCGTAGTTGGCCGCCATTACTGCCGTGAATCCACCCACCATTGCACCACCAATTCGAGCCCACCAAGGACCCGGTGTAGCACGGAGACCTTTCCATGCACCCTGTCCGAATGCCCTCGCTCCAATCTTGTATCCTAAAATGTTTCCTGTAATGGATGCTGGCATTTCTGCTCCCCAAAGCCTCGCTTCCGGGAAAGGATCAGGACTTGTTGTTGTCAGTCCGAATGGATCAGGCATCAAGTTAGCCTGCACGTCCGGCCCTCCTTGGATCTCTCTTGGAGTGTACCCTTGGGAGTAAACGAATTGAACAATATCACGCTCCAGTTCATCCTGATTGACTGTACCAGGCTCTACCTGTTCTTTCTTTTCAGCTGCCGCAATGAGTTGCGCCACTTGTGCGCGCACCACCCTGATGTCAGGACGGTTCTTTAGTTTTTCTTCCTTTAAAAGTTCGTCTGATTCCTGCAGCCTTATTTCTTCCAATTCCTTTTGAGCTTTTCTGGCGCGTTCTTTCTTTACTTCCATAGGAGGCCCTTTAGGACCGTACTTGTAAAGGTCATACGCACTTTGGGATCCACCCTTGACTGCATCCCAAAACACATCTTTAACTTCTTCAGACTTATCACTCCATTTCTTTCTGATGTTGCGGATGTTCATTTCCGCTTCGGAGATGGGGACATTTTCTTCCGTTAAAAATTCTAGTTCAGGATCCCCTTTCTGTCCTATTTTCTTTGGCTTTACCTCTTCGCCCAAGATCAATCCTGAAAGCTGATCAACGGAAGTAACAAACCTTAGAGGGTTAAGCTCTTCAAATCTTGAGTATTCTTTCTCTGCCATTACTGCGCTCCTGTGTATGATTTCTCGCCAGTTGTCGTTCCAAATGTCTGATCACTATTCGGAAGCCACTTGTTCATCAGATCAAACCACGGAATGGATCCTGTCGCATCAATCGTAGATCCCGAAGTGGATGAATGTGCCGGCGCTGAACTTTGTAACTTGTCATTAACCTGCACCCAGCTCATGTCAATTGGAAGGTTGGGACTGTTGTCAGATCCGCCAATGAATCCATAGTAAGAATCCTGATAGTCCTTGATTGTAATACGATCACTTCCATATATTCCTGGGTCAACGGCCCATGACTGTGTAATTCTTGATCCCCCAAGAAGAGAGTGCTTCACATACTGCTGGTATAAATCCTTTGTAAACTGGTGCAATCTGTGCGAAACCTGTTCCGGATCGCCGGCACCAAGTCCTAACATCTTAACCTCATCAATTGAACGCCTAATTGTATCCGCAAGTAGACGGCCAGTTGGCTGTTTCAAACGAGCTGCCAGGAATCCCATCCTGTTCTGCAATTGCTCAACAACATCAAGGGATGGGTTGGATATTAAATTAGAAACATATGTAGCTGTTGCCCAGTCACCTTCCACTATGACCCCGTCAGGTCCCATTGCTTCTCCTCTAAAAATGTCTTCTTCTCCTGTTTCTGAAATTGCATTGGCTTGGGATCCAGAAAAAACCATTCCTTTTTTAACTTGAACATCAAGGGCAGCCATGCTGGCTCCTCCCATACTTTCAGTAAAAGGAATCATCCATGGAGGAACGCCTAATTCATTTGCCAATTGCTTTGCTTCTCTCCAAGTTGTTCTCGCCCATTTTCCTAAGCTACCAGCACCGCCGGTAGGAAAGTTTCCTGAGTATAGTCCGAATTTAGGATTCATCTGGATATTCATGGCATCAGGGAGTGCCGCTTCAAAGACTGAAGCCAACGCTAAATGCTCGCCACGCTGTGATTTTGTCAGATCACCCTGGAAAGGATCATTGCCCGCTGATGTTGCTGCCTCATCCAAATCGCTTGCTATTCTTATGTCTCCCACTTTAATTCCCATGTCTTCATTGCCATATCTTTGTAAATTCAAATAGTACTGGGCGCGTTCGCCCTTATCAAAGACCTGATCAATTGGAGACCAGGATACATAAGACTGTCCATCCGGCGTCTTAACGACATTCTTTTTCATGACTGTCCTTAATGTTCCTTTAGGCTCTCCACCTGTTGTTTCAGTTTCGAATTCCTTCTTAATTAATTCCTTCATGTAATAATCCTGAATATCAGTCAGTCTTCTTTTCTTTGTTTGCTGCTCTTCGCGAACAATGTCATACGCCGCGAGTGCTAGTTCCTTATCCTGTTTCGACTGGTTCGCCAGATTCTGCATGGCGATAGGAAGAACTTCCTTCCCTGCCTTGCTTGCCACTTCAAGAAAACCTCCCAGTCCAGGCTTTGTTGTCTCTCCACTCATCATGGACAATCCAAGCTGCAATAGCATCATGGTATTCATCATTTTGCTCTCGTCACCCATCAGTGACTTAAGCTCCGCCTTTGTTTCCTCTATGCCTTTGGCGCTTACTTCCGAATCCTGGCTTAAATAATCTGTTAGAATATCATAAAGACCTAATCCTTCTACTCCAGTTTCTAATACCTCACCAGATGCTCCTAAGTTTTGTGCTTCTTCCTTAACGCCTGGCGCAAAACCCATATCCACAGGACCATCTGCTCCTGTTCCTGTTGGAGAAAGGATCTCTTCCTCTTTTTTTAATTCCTCTTTCTTTTTTTGTATTTCCTCATCGGATATTTGAGCGAACTCTTCCATTCCAGCCATGACAACTGAAGGATCTCCTTCCGGTCCCCATATTGTAGCTTCCTCGTAGGACATTGCTGGTGTTGGTAGTCCTGTCCCTTCCAATGTTGTAGTTGTTTCCTCGGCCTGAGCTTCCTTCCATTCCGGAGTTCCTTTCAGCCAGTCAGGAGCGAGAGTGTACGCCGTCGTTCCAAACAAGGCGTTTCTTACAATCGCTTTCTTCTGGTCAGGATTCATCATTCCCCATCTTTTCTTGATGGATCCCCAATTGGTGAATGGAGCGTTGTAGATGTTACCCCAGTTTATCTTTGTGTCCCCACCAACAGTGGTAGTATTGCCGTAAAGGTCAGTCTTCACACTCTGAGGTGTCGTCTCGAATATGGGTGCGTTGGGTTTCTTTCCTGGTGATTTCCAGTCAGGATTTGCATAGTGGAAGGCATCCACGTCCTGTCCCCATATGTTGGGGTTAATGTCGTATCTTTTCCGAACGTCTATGGGAGTTGCCTTGATGTTGGTTGATTTATCAACGGTACTACCGCCGTGGGTAGGCATTATGTCAACCTTGGTTTCAGGTGTAATGTCCCCATACTTGAAGAAGTCCAGTTGGTCTCCTCCCTTGTGGGAAGGCCAAACATTTCTGAAGCCATACTTCCAAATATTATAAGGGTATTCCCATAGGCTTTTAATGCCGCCGGCTCCCGCCGCGACTCTCATATCGCCTTGTGGTCCTCTTTTGAAAAGAGGTCTGTCTAAAGTGTTCCCCGCCATGGTTCTCCTTTTATGCTGTAGCGTTTTGATACCCTTGATACAATGCAAGCCCCGAGATTCCAGCGCCCACTGCCTGTGCTAATGGATTAGCCTGCGGCGTCGTTGCCATCGCTAGGGATGAAGCACTTGTTGGTGCCCCCTGCATAATGTCAGATACAAAACCTAATCGTTGGTAAGGTTCGTACAGTCCTT